ACAACGACCTTAACGATGCTGATCTAGAGCTTTTAATTTATCTAGATTGCATGGATATGTTTACAAAAAAAGATTTCGAAGCTGGTAGTTATTCCTATAGTTGGGATAACCGCCGCTGGAATCGATTACTTAAAGAAGGTTGGATAGTTGTATGGAGACCTAGAAATAGAACAACTCAGAAATATCATATATATAAAACCTCTTTTAAATGTAAGCATCTTATTAAGCATATGTATAGAATTATACTAGGCAAAGATGATTTACCTGTAAGTAATCATAGAAACAGTATAATGAAGGGTAAGACATATACAGACAAAGTTCTTATAACTTCTATTAAAAATGTAAACAAAGATAAAGACAGATAATATGTATTCACCAAACAAACAAGTTGGAATAGTAGATCCTTTAGCAGTTCAACAGCCAGTTCAACAGCCAGTTCAGCAAATGACAAACGTACCGCCAGCTGCCTCAAGTTTAATAAATCCATTTACACCCCAAGCACAGCAAACCGCACAAGGAATGTTTGGAAATCAACAAGCTATGCAAAACTCTGTTGGCGCTCCACTTATGTTTGAAGATCAGACTGGAGATGGAAAAATTACACAAGCAGATGTTATAAAAGCTAGAACAAAAGGATATAAAAAATAAATTATGAAAAAAAATATTAAAGCATTAGCAAATCAAAAGCTACAAGGACAAGTAGGCGAAAACGCTGTTTGGGATGGGCCATTAAGTAAAGAAGGTTTCCCAATGGGTGTAGGATCAAGCTCAGGTATTACAGGTATGCAAGTATCTAAATATCCTTGTGAATATAAAGCTGGACCAATTACTCAATTAGCAAAAGTTTACAAGTAATGAATTCTCCATTTTATAAAACAGGTGGATTTCCTGAAATTAAAGAAGAGAACAAAGGCAAGTTTACAGCTTGGGCTAAAAAGAACGGTTTTGAAGATGCTTGTTCAGCTGCTTCAAGCGTAATGTCAAAGAAAGATAAATATAGCGAAGAAGTTGTTAAGATGGCTAATTACGCCAAAAACTTTGGATGCTCAAATAAATAAAATATGAGTTCACCATTTCAAAAACAATTTATTTCAAAGACGCCTCTACAAGGAGCGTACGCTTCTGGAGCGGACGGTATGGTTACAGTTTCTGACGCACCTCATTACGCGAAACTACAAAGCGATATTACAAATGCAACCCTAAAGTCCATGGAGCCTAAAGTTTCAAAATGTGATTCGATTAAAAATAATTGGCACGCTGGAAAAATGACAGATAGAGCATACGCTGATGCTAGTAAAGATTGTGGTGAAACGGAGTCAGAAACAAAAGTTCCTGATTTTGAAGATATTGATTCTGTAATGACGGCAAAACCTGGTACATTTGAATTTGATATAAATTCAATGCAAGCAGATGAACTCAGTACTAACGAAAGAGGAACAATAAGCTAATAAATAAAAATTATGCATAAAGGACATTACGGAGAATACAGCGGAAACGCAAAATGGTCAAAAGTAACCTCATCTAATATGGGAGCTACTAAACGAGATGACGAAGCACATATGGAATATCTTAAAGAAGATGTTGATTATGATAACAAACACGGTCATAGCGATGAAAAAATGACAGCTGATGAGAAGCATATTTCTAAGTTAGCTGGTGATTTAAAGTACGACGAAAAAAAACACTAACTAACTAAAAAAAACAAAATGGCTTACGGAACACCAATGCAAAACCAAAATAAAGGTTATGCAGCACAAGAAAAAAAAGATTTATTAGGAGACATGCCGATCGATAAACGCGCTAGTGGAGGATCATGGATGTCAAAACACATCTCAAGTCCATTAGGTATGGGTAAAGCACATAGCATGGCACCTAAAATGGAATCTCCTATGGAAAAAGAATTAGTAGGAAAACAAAATAGCTTACCTGAAGGGCTTAAAAAAGCTATTGAAGCTTCACCTGCTGAAATGCACGGATCAGCGTTACATAAATACGACGATGTCGTGTTAGGTGGAAACAAAGGAGACAAATCCAAAACAAAACCAGGAAAAAAAGATTTTAAATAAAACAGAGAGGACTGTATAAACCTCAGCCAAACACTAACACTAACACTAACTTAAACACTAACAAAAATGGCAAAATTTTTAAAATTTGCTCTAACAGGAGCACAAGAAGAAGTATTGATTCCAGTATCTGAAATCGCAAATGTAGAAACAGTAACTACATTAACAACTAAGATCGACTTAGCTAATGGACTTAAAAAATACACAATAACTCATCTAGCGCCACTCGTCGCTAATGCGATTGTTTTAAGTATCTATGACGCTATTAAAGCAAATCCAGGCGGAGTTGTATCTACTGTAGGAATTCCACTTCTTACAGCGCAAGCTCCAGAAGCTCAGTCAGGTCAACAAGGTCGTACCGTAATTACTGCACCAGCAACTTTCGCTACGTTTACGTCTTCTGCATACACAGACGTATAATATGAAATCAACAGGTTTAGGAGACGACATAGAGAAGTTTACTAAAGCTACTGGTATCAAAACAATGGTAGACACAATAAGCAAGGGGCTAAATGTCCCTTGTGGTTGTGCTGCTAGAAAAGGAGCATTAAACAAAATATTTCCTTACAAACAATAATACATGGCTTTCAAACTTCAAAACCCTCCATACAATTGCGACAATACACCAATATATCGCGTAGACATGGAAGATGGCGTAATGGGCAAAGCTAATAATAATGGTACTATAATCATTAATAAAGACTTAGACCCAAGCCAAATAGACGATGTAGTTGCTCACGAGCAAGTTCATTTAGATCAAATGAAACGCGGTGATTTAGATTACGACGACAACAACGTGTATTGGAAAGGTAAAAAATATTCAAGAGCTGACATGGAAGAAGGGGCAAAAAATTTGCCTTGGGAAAACGAAGCTTATAAAAACTCATAATATGGCATTCAAATTAAGATCACAAAATATAGGCTCAATGCCTTTACACAAAAGCGGACAAGGAAGTTTTAAAACTAATCCCTTTAGCAATATAAAAACTCCTTTGTTTGCTATAGATCCTATTACTGAAAAAGAAAAAAAGAAAAAGAAAGAAGAAGCTGAAGAGGATTATGAAGAAATAGATAGAACTGTAACAACTAGAGAAGGTGTCCAAGATGGTGTTTCTGGTACATTTACAGATACTAATATAAATGAGCAAATGATAACCGAGGACTATGATATAGAAGTAACTCCCGGAGGTAGGAGAACTAAACTTCCAGATGATGAATATGTTGCTTCGTTAATCAATTCGGGAATTGGAAGAGAAGAAGCAGCCCAAAGAAAGCTTGTTGATCCTAAATTTCTTGAACTATTTCCACTTACTATAGACAACCGACAAAGAGTTGAAACTACTTTTGAAAAAAATCCCCCTATGGAAAACCCTTATTCAGGTTATGACACTGGGTATGCTTATAACACAGACTTTGGCACAGGTGGAAAATTGGGTTATATAGGTCGAACAGACGACCCGGCTGAAGCAAATAAAATAATACAAAGAGGTGAAAACGTTTCTGCCAATACAAACGCGCGAGTTGAAGGACTAAATGCGTCTCAACAACAAGGAGGCACTAGCGGCATGATTGATCAAGATAGAAACAACTTTCAATCAGAACAAGGTTATGTAGTTGGTATTAAAAATGAAGAAGATTATGACGCTTATGACAACTTTGGACTTGGTAGAACAAAAGGCTTTAGTGTTCCTGGATTTAGAGATGGTTACTCTTCAAATCCAAGGGGTGCAATTCAACAAGATTTTAAAGCAGCTAAAGTTGCTTTACAAGAAAAATACCGTGGATCAAAAGATAGAACTGCATTCAATAAAGAAAAGCAAGCTTTAATAGATTTAAGAACTGCTAAAAAAGAAGCAGCTAGATCAGGTAAATTTTATAGCCCCGAAATGAAGCAAAGATTTACCGATAGTCACGATACTATATACGAAAGAAAACAAGACGATGGATTATTTACACAACCGACAGGTGGTGGACGTTCTGGTCTTATTGCTTCACCATCAGAAACAACAATAAACAGTGGTTTTCTTAACACTGTTTTAAGTGACTTAGAATTAGCAAAAGCTGACAAACAGAAAAAACGTCTAGAAGCTGCACGACTTAGAAGAAGATAAATGAAAAAAATTTGGGAATGGTTAAGCGGTAACGTTATCAAGGATGTTGGTGACGTTATCGATAATCTAACAACTACAGAAGAGGAGAAGCTTCAAATTAAGAAAGAGATCCAAGTAATAGTTGAAAAAGCCTCTGCGGAAGCAGAAGACCAAATAAGTAAACGCTGGGAATCTGATATGACATCTGATTCATGGCTTAGTAAAAACACGCGTCCAATGGCGCTTATATTCTTGTCATTTATGGCTATAGCTTTTATATGGGTTGATAGTCACCATGAAATTTCATTTACTGTAGAACAGGAGTGGATAGAATTATTAAAACAACTATTAACAACCGTATACGTGGCTTACTTTGGATCACGAGGTTTTGAGAAATATAAATCAATAAGTAATAAATAAATAAAAAGATATGGGACAATTCGGTAATCAACCTGATTTTATCACAAATGACATTCAAATAGTAACACCTGTTTTAGCAGCTAATCTAGCCGCAACTGACTCTTTAGACGGTTCTATTATATATGTAGGAACTAGCGCGGCGGCGAATCTTCAAGTAATACCCGCAGGTGTTGTAGGACCATTTACCGTAAGCAAGTTTAACGCTATAAACAACGGTGGTGAGCAATACTCACCAGGAGTTAATACTTTTGCAACTACCACTACGGGTAATGGAACAGGGCTTACTGTAGATGTAGTAGTAGCAAACGCAGCTCCTCAAAATATATTAACAATAGCTGTTAATACCGCGGGAACTGGTTATGAAAACGGAGATTTTATAGAAGTAGAAGAAGGTGGTCAAGGTGGTGTTAATCAAGCAAAATACCGCATAGAAGTTTCTGCTGGTTTACCAACAGCAGCTCAAGCTATTACTTTTACAAACGTTATTCAAGGAGAGTGGTTTCCAGTAGTTGTAGATTATGTTTTATCTGACTTAACAACTGCTACTAATTTAATAGCCGGTAAATAACTAATATACAAGTAACTATATTAATATAAACAATCAAATTTAATCAAATGAAAAAAATAACAGAAGAGCAGTTGAAAACTGCAAATGAAAACCAAGAGAAACTAATTGGATTAGTAAATCAAATCGGTGTTATTGAAACTCAAAAACATGCGCTACTACACGATGTAGCTGAAGTAAATAAAAACGTTGAAGAGTTTAAATCAGAGCTAGAGAAAGAGTATGGAACTGTTTCTATTGACTTAAAAACAGGTGAATATACTGAAATTGAGGACGACTCTAAACTTAAAGTAGCTGAGTAATGTCTTCAGTTGTAAGAAAAATAAGTATTGGTTCAGATTACAAAAATGATGCTATGCATTATTCAGTAGGTCAACAAGTATACGGTGGTCACGAAATATCACACATACTATTAGACGAATCTGATAGCTCTTACAATATTCATATAAAGAAAAACAACGAAGTAATGCCATGGAAGAAATTTAATTCTCACATGGCAATATCTGTTGAATATGATTTAGAATATTGATGAGAAGCCTTTACGATTTTATTGTTGAGCCGTTAGGTGAAAAATACAGTAATAAAGTCAAGGTTGGAGATAAAGAGTTAATCGTAAATACAAAAATAGAGGATTTTAAATTTGTAAATAGATTAGCTAAAGTTTTAGAAACACCCAAGGCATTTAATACGGGTATTGAAATAGGTGATATAATTGTTATACACCAAAACGTGTTTAGAGTATTCTATGACATGAAAGGAGAAAAAAAGAAAAGCAGATCTTGGTTTAAAGATGATTTACATTTTTGCGCTATAGATCAAATTTATTTGTATAAAAATAAAGAAGGTTGGCATTCATTTGGCGATCGTTGCTTTATAACTCCAATAAAAGACAATCAGTCTTTAACGCTAGATAAAGAGCAAAGCCTTATTGGTATATTAAAATACGGTAATAGCTCCTTAAAAGCACTCGATATTAACCCAGGAGACTTAGTAGGCTATACACCGAACGGTGAATGGGAATTTTTAATTGATGGCAAGCGTTTATATTGTATGAAATCTAATGATATTGTAATTAAATATGAATACCAAGGAAACGAAGTTGAATATAATCCAAGCTGGGCAAGTCGCAGTTGAGGAACTAATTAAAGTAGCTAAAGAAGCTATTGTTGATTCAGGAGACGATATCACGGCGGATAGATTAAAAAATGCAGCAGCTACAAAAAAGCTAGCTATATTTGATGCATTTGAAATATTAAATAGATTAGAAGCTGAAGAAGCATTGTTAAACGAAAAACCTGCAGAAGTAAAAGAAGAGAAATCTTTTAAAGGTTTTGCAGAAGGAAGATCTAAATAATGTACGAGCAAACTCTATATAAGGTCGTGAAAGACCACGTAAAACCTAAAGTTCTTAAGAGAATGAATAGGTATAAAAAGTGGGAATATGGTCACAACGCGGAGCATGATTTAGTGGTTATTAGTAAAACTGGTGAAATAGGTGAGATATATAAGATACAGGATCTTTTAATAGCTTTACCTAAAGAAAAAGATATTATAGAATTTGAGAATGACAGATGGTCTTACGCTAAGTACCCAAAAGAATTAAGTAAAATAAAATCTGTATTTGATTGGGAAGAATATCCGTTAGACTTTAAAGAAAAATGGTATGACTACATCGATAAAGAATTCACAAGACGTGATGAAGGTTTTTGGTTTATTAACAAAGGCGAGCCTACTTATATTACTGGTACTAACTACATGTACTTGCAGTGGAGTAAGATTGATGTTGGGCAACCGGACTTTAGAGAATCAAATAGATTATTCTATATATTCTGGGAAGCTTGTAAAGCCGACAAACGGTCTTATGGTATGTGCTATCTTAAGAACCGTCGAAGCGGATTCTCGTTTATGTCCTCAGCTGAATCAGTTAACCTTGCAACAATATCAACGGATTCACGGTTTGGTATATTGTCCAAATCTGGTCCGGATGCAAAAAAGATGTTCACAGATAAGGTCGTACCAATTTCAGTCAACTATCCATTTTTCTTCAAACCCATACAGGACGGTATGGATCGTCCAAAGACCGAACTTGCCTACCGTGTCCCGGCATCAAAGTTCACGAGGCGCAAACTCGATTCGAATGAGAAGCTCCAGGAGATTACCGGTCTCGACACAACGATCGACTGGAAGAACACAGGCGACAACTCGTACGATGGGGAGAAATTAAAACTACTAGTACACGATGAAAGTGGAAAGTGGGAAAGACCTACAAATATATTAAACAACTGGAGAGTAACTCGAACTTGTTTAAGATTAGGTTCTAGAGTTATTGGTAAATGTATGATGGGTAGTACCTCAAACGCTTTAGATAAAGGTGGTGCAAACTTTAAAAAACTTTACAATGATTCAGATGTTACACAAAGAAACGCCAATGGACAGACACGCTCAGGACTCTATTCTTTGTTCATACCTATGGAATGGAACTACGAAGGATACATTGATTCTTATGGCTTTCCTGTATTCAACACACCAAAAAAAGAAGTTGAAGATCCACACGGAACAAAAATAACACAAGGCGTAATAGAGTATTGGAATAATGAAGTAGAAGGTTTAAAGTCTGATCAAGATGGTTTAAATGAATTCTACAGACAATTTCCACGCACAACTAAACACGCATTTAGAGATGAATCAAAACAATCTCTATTTAACTTAACAAAGATATACGAGCAAGTAGACTTTAATGAAGATCTTAAGAACTCAATCAAAGTAACAAAAGGGAGTTTTCAATGGGAGAACGCTAAGCAAGATACTAAAGTGATATTTGTACCAAATAAAGATGGTAGATTTTTAGTAACTTGGGTTCCACCTGCGCATCTTCAAAATAAAAGATATATAAAAAATGGTACTAATCATCCTGGCAATGAACATTGTGGAGCATTTGGTTGTGATCCATACGATATATCAGGTACTGTGGACGGTAGAGGATCTAAAGGATCGCTTCACGGCTTAACAAAGTTTTCAATGGAAGACGTTCCTCCGAATATGTTTTTTTTAGAATATATAGCTCGGCCTCAGACTGCTGAGATATTCTTTGAAGACGTTCTAATGGCTTGTGTGTTTTACGGGATGCCTATATTAGCTGAAAATAATAAACCTAGACTATTGTATTATTTCAAACGTCGAGGTTATAGAGGTTATTCAATTAATAGACCTGATAGAAAATACAACAAACTATCTGTAACAGAAAGAGAGCTAGGTGGAATACCAAACTCTAGTGAAGATATTAAACAAGCGCACGCAGCAGCAATTGAAACTTACATAAACGATTTTGTAGGTAGAAAAGAAACAGGTCACGGAGATACATATTTTCAAAGAACTTTAGAAGACTGGGCTAAGTTTGATATTAACAATAGAACAAAGCATGATGCGTCTATTAGTTCAGGACTTGCTTTAATGGCTTGTAATAAACATAGATACGCACCAAATGCTCCTAGACAAAAACCACAAGCGGTAGATTTAGGTTTTAAAAAGTACGATAATAAAGGTTCAACATCAAAAATAATAAGTTAAATGGGTATATATACTAACACCAATAGCGCTTTTCCTAGTCAAGTAGTAAGCGATGCAGAAAAAGCAAGCTGGGAATACGGGACGCAAGTTGGTCAAGCTATCGAATATGAATGGTTTGGACAAGGGCGTACTAATGGTAATAGATACTTAACTAGTTGGAATCAATTTCACCAATTAAGATTATATGCTCGAGGTGAGCAATCAATACAAAAATACAAAGATGAATTATCTATAAATGGTGATTTATCTTATTTAAACCTCGATTGGAAGCCAGTACCTATTCTATCTAAATTTGTAGACATCGTAGTGAATGGTATATCTGGAAAGTCTTACGATATTAAAGCTTACGCTCAAGACCCATCTTCTATAAAGAAAAGAACTGATTACGCTTCTATGCTTTATGAAGATATGGTGGCTAAAGAGTATTTAGACAGTTTAAAACAGACACTTGGTATTGATTTATATCAAACACCAAATATTGACACTGTACCTGAGTCTAAAGACGAACTAGAGCTTCATATGCAGTTAAGCTATAAGCAATCAATTGAAATAGCAGAAGAAGAAGCAATAGCATCTGTTCTTGCTCAAAACAAATATGACCTTACTAGAAAAAGGTTAAATATGGATTTAACTGTTTTAGGTATTGCATGTGCTAAAACTGGTTTTAATACAGCTGAAGGAATTACAGTTGATTACGTAGATCCAGCTTATGTGGTTTACTCTTATACTGAAGACCCTAACTTTGATGACGTATATTACGTAGGTGAAGTAAAGTCTATAACAATACCTGAACTTAAAAAAGAATTTCCAAGCATTTCAGAAGAAGAGCTTGAAAGAATACAAAAAATGCCAGGCAACAGTCAGTATATAACTGGTTGGGGTAATTACGATGAAAATACAGTTCAAGTTCTATACTTCGATTATAAGACATACCATAATCAGGTATTTAAAATAAAAGAAACTCCACAAGGATTATTAAAAGCTTTAGAAAAGCCAGATTCATTTAATCCACCAGAAAATGATAACTTTGAAAGAGTGTCAAGATCTATAGAGGTTTTATATACAGGAGCTAAAGTACTAGGTTCAAATGAAATGGTTAAGTGGGAACTAGCAGAAAACATGTCTAGACCTACAGCTGATACAACTAAAGTAGAAATGAATTATGCTTTATGTGCACCTAGAATGTACAAAGGGCGTATTGAATCTCTAGTAAGTAAATGTATTGGATTTGCTGATATGATCCAGCTAACACATTTAAAATTACAACAAGTATTATCTAGAATGGTGCCGGATGGTGTTTATTTAGATATGGACGGACTTGCAGAGGTTGATCTTGGTAATGGAACTAATTACAATCCAGCGGAAGCATTAAACATGTATTTCCAAACAGGTTCTATAATTGGTCGATCACTTACTCAAGACGGTGATATGAATCCAGGTAAAGTACCTATTCAAGAGCTTAATAGTTCAAGCGGTCAAGCTAAGATAAATGCGCTTATACAAACGTATCAATATTACTTACAAATGATTCGTGATGTAACCGGGCTTAACGAGGCTAGAGATGGTTCGGCTATGGATAAAAACTCATTAGTAGGGCTTCAAAAGATGGCTGCTAATGCATCCAATGTAGCAACTAGACATATCAATCAGTCTGGTCTTTATATAACTCTTAAACTAGCTGAAAACGTTGCGCTTAAAATAGCTGACGCACTAGAATTTCCACTAACTAGAAGTGCTCTACAAAATTCTATATCTACATATAACATAAAAACCTTAGATGAGATTATAAACTTAAATCTTCATGACTTTGGTATATTCTTAGAATTAGAACCAGACGAAGAAGAGCAAGCTCAGTTAGAGGCAAATATACAAGTTGCATTACAACAAGGTGGAATTGATCTTGAAGATGCTATTGACTTAAGGCAAATTAAAAACCTTAAGCTAGCAAATCAAATGCTTAAGATAAAGCGTAAAGCTAAAGCTAAGCAAGATCAAGCTAATCAACAAGCTAATATAGCAGCTCAAGGACAATCACAAGCAGACACTGCAGAGAAAACAGCTATGGCCGAGGTACAGAAACAAGAAGCTATAATGGGTGCAAACGTTCAATTTGAACAATCTAAGAATCAAATGGAAATTCAGCGCATGGAAATTGCAGCTCAACTAAAAGCTCAAGAAATGCAAACTAGGTTTCAGTTTGATATGCAGCTTAAGCAGCTTGAGGTTCAAAACATGCAACAAAAAGAAAATGCTATTGAGAATCGTAAAGACACTCGTAGCAAAATGGAAGCTTCACAGCAAAGTGAGCTTATAAGTCAAAGGCAAAACGATAGTTTACCTGTAGACTTTGAAAATCAACCCGATCAGGGTATGCAAGCTTTCATGTAGAAAGTAAACAATTATTTAATTATATTTTATTATGTCAGAAGAAAAAACAAATGAACCTGTTAAGCAGGAAGGTGAGTTTAAAATTAAAAAGAAAACTCCAAAAAAATTAACACCAGTAAGCGACGAGCCTATTAAAGTTAATATTAAAGAACCTTTGGTTGATTTACCACCAGAAGTTACAAAAGTAGTAATACCTAAACAAGAAGAAGATGCCATTCAAATCGGAGAAACAAAGGAAGTATCTGTGGAAGAACCATCCGGAGATAGCGCAAAGGTGGGAGAATCTGTACAAGAGTCCAACGAAACTACTGAAGGGTTTTCTGCAATCAAAGAAGTAACAGAAACTGAAAAAGTTGAAGCTGAAGTAGAAAAAGCCATACAAGACGAAAGAATTCTTGGTAAAGCTTTACCTGAGAACATAGAAAAGTTAGTTTCTTTTATGGAAGATACAGGTGGGACAATAGAGGACTATACTAGGCTTAATGCCGATTACTCTCAAGTTGACGAAATTACGTTACTTAAAGAGTATTATAAAAAAGAAAAACCTTATTTAGAAGGTGAAGACATTGATATGCTTTTAGAAGACTTTATTATTGATGACGACATTGACGAAGATAGAGATGCACGCAAAAAAAGAATTGCGTTTAAAGAAGAAGTTGCAAAAGCCAAAAGCTATTTGGAAGAGACGAAGAGTAAATATTACGACGAGATCAAGTTGAGACCGGGCGTTACTCAAGACCAACAAAAAGCTACAGACTTTTTTAACCGATATAACAAGCAGCAAGAAACAGCTGAGCAACAACATGCACAATTCCAGGAAAGTACTAAAGAGCTTTTCAACGACAATTTCGAAGGTTTCGATATTAAAGTCGGTGAAAAAAGCTATAAGTACAATATTCAGAATCGTGATAAAGTTGCAGAGAGCCAATCGAATATTAACAACCTTGTCGGGAAGTTCCTAGACTCAGATGGTAATGTTAAAGATACGAAAGGTTATCACAAAGCTATGTATGCTGCTGACAATGTAGATAAGATCGCAGCTCATTTCTATGAGCAAGGAAAAGCGGATGCCGTTAAGGAAGTTGTAAGCAACTCTAAAAACCTAAGTAGTACCAAAGCTAGGTCTACTCAAGGAGATGTGTTTGTAAACGGACTTAAGGTTAAAGCAATAAGCGGTGCTGACTCTAAAAGCTTACGAATAAAAACAAGAAAATTTAACTAAAAAAAACTAAAAAATTATGGCTTTAACTCCACAATTTGGAAGCTTAATCCCTTCCTCTAGACAGGAGCTATTAAATAGCAACTATCTACAATTTAACGGCGGTGCTAACACGGGCGATTCAAACTCTTTTGCTCAACAGTATCTTCCAGAAATTTATGAATCAGAAGTAGAGCGTTACGGAAACCGTACGTTATCTGGATTCTTAAGAATGGTTGGCGCAGAAATGCCAATGACATCTGATCAAGTAATTTGGTCTGAACAAAATAGATTACATATATCCTATGACAATTGTACTTTTGCAGGTGGAATACTTACAGTGGCACCAGCTGCTGGATTTCCTGGTGTACAAAATGTTATATCAGTAAATGATACTGTTGTTCTTTTAGACACCGCTACAGGTGCTGAAGAAAAAGGTATTGTAACTGCTAGTGTGCAAACAGCAGCTGCTGTAGCTGGAACAATTACTGTTGCTGGATTTGGTGGAGCTGCCGTAGTAGGTGGAGCTGCTTTAACTTCTGGAAGCATTAAAGTGTTTGTATATGGTTCTTCTTACGAAAAAGGAACTAGTATGGTTAATGGTGGTACAGTAGCCGCTGGAACTCAGCCTAGAATCTCTGTTGAACCACAACTTACTCAATTTTCTAATTCACCAATCATATTAAGAAGCCAATACGTAGTATCTGGATCTGATATGGCACAAATTGGATGGGTAGAAGTTGCAACTGAAGACGGAACATCTGGATACTTATGGTATTTAAAAGCTGAATCTGAAACTCGCTTACGTTTTGAAGATTACTTAGAAATGTCAATGATTGAAAGTGAGTATAGCCAAATCACTCCTGGTGCAGGGGTTGGTTCTGCTGTTATTCCAGGATCTGAAGGTTTATTTGCTGCTATCCAATCTCGTGGAAACGTAGAAGTAGGATTTACTGCTGCTGCTGGACTTGACGAATTTGATGCTATTCTTAAGAATTTAGATACTCAAGGAGCAATTGAAGAAAACATGTTATTCTTACAGAGACAAACATCTCTTGATTTTGATGATATGTTAGCTGCTATTTCTGGTGGATTTGCTGGAGGTACTGCTTTTGGATTATTTGAAAACTCAGAAGAAATGGCTTTGAATTTAGGATTTAGCGGATTCCGTAGAGGATCTTACGATTTCTATAAGACTGACTGGAAATACTTAAACGATGCTTCTACTCGTGGAGGAATCAACGGTATCAATTCAGTTGAAGGTGTATTAGTACCAGCTGGAACTTCTACAGTTTACGATCAGATCTTAGGAACTAATATCCGTCGACCATTCTTACACGTACGTTACAGAGCTTCACAAGCTGATGACAGACGTATGAAGTCTTGGTTAACTGGTTCTGCTGGTGGTGCATTTACTTCAACTCTTGATGCTATGGAAGTAAACTTCCTATCTGAAAGATGTTTAGTAACTCAAGCTGCTAACAACTTTGTACTTTTCAAAGGAATCTAATGATTCAACATTAATAACAATCCCTGCCTTCGGGCGGGGGTTTTTATATGACATTAGCCCCTTACTATTTATATACTAAGGCTATTGTCACATTTTTAAACTATTTAATTTTATTATATTATGGCTAAACAAGCTAAAGCAAAGCAAGTTGAGGTTGCACCTCAAGAAGAAGCAGTAACAACAATAGCTGCTCCAGTAAAACCTACAAAACCAGAGTGGGAGATCAAAGATAGAGTTTATTATTTAAGAGGTAACAAAAACCCTTTAACATTAACAATACCAGGCAGGCATACAAGAAAGCATGCTTTACTATACTTTGATGAAAAAACTGGAAAACAAAGAGAAATAAGATATGCTACAAATCAAGACTCACCTCTAGTAGATGAACAAAAAGGAGAGGCTACTATGGGGCACATAAGATTTCTTAAAGGAACTTTAACTGTAAAAAAAGAACAACAAAACCTTCAAAAACTACTTTCTTTGTATCACCCTTTAAGAGGTAAATTATACGAAGAGTTTAGCGCTAAAGAAGAGGCTGTTGATCAATTAGAAATATTAGATCTTCAAGTAGATGCAATGAATGCTGCTAGAAGTATAGATATAGATCAAGCAGAGGCTATATTAAGAGTTGAACTAGGTTCTAAAGTAAATGAAATGAGTTCTAAAGAACTTAAAAGAGACTTAATGTTATTCGCTAGAAGCAATCCTGCATTGTTTATTAACTTAGCTAATGATGAAAATGTACAACTAAGGAATTTTGCTATTAGAGCACAAGAAGTTGGCATTATAAGTCTATCACAAGATCAACGAACATTCACATGGGTGTCAACTGGTCGAAAATTAATGAACGTTCCTTTTGATGAAAACCCTTACTCAGCGTTTGCGGCTTTCTTAAAAACAGACGAAGGAGTAGAAATCTATAAATCTATAGATAAAAAACTATAAAAACATGTAATACTAATATGAGGCTCGTTTACTCGGGCCTTTTATTATAATAAAAACAAAAAATGGCGGTAAATATAAATACAGTATACACAACAGTCTTGTACTTACT